TTTGTTCTGCGGGCCAAAAACTTTAAGTTTCAACCGCTTTTTCAAGGGTTTTCCCTCATAACTGCCGTGTAGTCATGCTCAGTGTAAACCTTTAGACCCCCTGTTGTGTAGTGTTCATAGTTGCCTTGTCTCTCTTGTCCTGTCTTATGAGAGTGGTGTGCTACACACAGGGTTTGAAACACGTTGTTGAGGAATGCCTTATTGCCTATATGCTTCCAAGGGAACACGTGGTCAACGTGATTGCCTATTTCTACGTGTCCGTCTAACAAACAGGCTTGACACAGGGGCTGTAGTGATAGTTGTCTATCCCGAATAATGCGCCAAGCAGGTGTCTGATAGATACTCGCTGACTCAGTCTTCACCCACTCTTTGCCACCATGCTGTAGGCAATAAGTATTTAATTTGCTTCTTAATTCTTTACAACCAAGTTGAGCACACTTAGTGTTAGATGGTAGGTAAGGCATTTGTATCTTATGTTATGAATGTATGTTAGTCCCAATAGGTATTAAATGCTTTGAGAGGGTAGAACACTAGGCTATTACGATAACCCCCCTTTTGGGTAGGCAATATGGGGGTTACTCCATGGACATTGCGCCAAGCCGGGTATACAAGCATGGAGTTATCTCTACTGTCCACTGTTGCGCCGTAGTCCGGAACAGTCGTGTTACCACCCCTTGCATTCTGTTTTTTGGCGATGATGACGTTGACACAGCCCTCAAGATTGCCCGCATCCCGGTGGAATGGTGCGCTAATGTTGAAGTTGCTAATACTCGATGTGAATAATTCCCCAAACCGCCATTGCGGTGGTACTTTTGTCTCAATGATAGATTTTTGTCGTTCATAAATGCTTGGTGTAATTTCTTTGATAAGTTGCTCTGATTCCCTACAGGCAAGCATCATCGCTTTGATAAATGTCGAGGCTGATTTCACTGAATGAACGCTAGACATTGTTGGGTAAGGTCGCCTCATGTGAGGCTTTGGAGGGCAAGAACCAATGATGGTACTGTATTGCTCCACTTCGTTCTCAGCGTTTGTTAGGCCGCTTGAGCGCCTCATCAGGCTTTTAGGCACTCGGTCTGAAAGCAATTCAGCATTAGCAACGTCTATGAATTGCGCTAATTTTCCCGTGATTTGCTTGATGTAAAAGCCTACAGGCTCACCATCAGCGTAAAACACGCAATCCTCTGTCACGTTTGGTTCAATATCACCGCATGAATCGCCAATTTTGACGCTATGAGGAATTTGTACAAGTTCGACACGTTTCATTTCTTTTCCTTCAGAAATTTTGGATGATAGTTTTTATTTCGAAATTGATATAAAACAGACCAATCTACGCCTTTAGGCACGTTTTTTTCCATTGTCTCAATTTCCTTACGCATACGCTCAATGTAAAAGCCTACATAGCGTTTGCCAAGCTTTACCTTTTTGTAAGCGCAAAGGGTTGTTTCGATGTTAAAAATGTCTTGATGCCTGATAGGTTCGTATTGAACGGCCTCAAGGATTCGGAGAAAACCTTTTTCAAGGTCAACATAGTTTTCGTTTGTTAGCGCCTTGTCATTGAAATGTGTGAATATGTCTTGTCGGCCTAATGCTAGGGCTAATCCGTTGCGGCAACTTTCAGCATTGCGTAAGTCTAGCGTGTGCGGTGTCATCTTCGTGTTAGTAAGCACTGACACCATCTCAAGGTAAATAAACATAGTGAACCTACCAAAATAATGTAGGCTGTCTAAAGCTTTTAAGCAGTTTTTGTAGGTTTCTACTGATGAAACGTGTTGTAAGCGTTTAAAAAAAGCCTCTTGGTTGTTACCTACAACAGCTTTGTACGATTTAAAGCAATTTACAAACTCATTATTGCTTCGCACACGCGCCCGGTCTGTTTGGAACACTAGCTTTTCCCTATTAGCGGCCCACCAACGCTGTAATCGGCCTACATCGACTGTTTGATAATCGGGAAATTCGTTGTAAATGTAAAATACTGTAGGTGCGCAATAACACGTGCCAAACAAAAAAGCCAACCAATATCTTTGCTCGGTGTTAAGTTCGTATCTGTCGCTTATGTATAACAAACAGTCGTTTTGAGGGTCAATATCATTTGCGGCTGATGATTCCCTGTGAAACCTCAAGTATTCGGTTATGTTGTCCATTCGTACACCTCATGCGCATTCAAGGGTTCGGGTTCAAGCAAACACCTACGCAAAATGTCGGCAGTAGAAGCAATGTAGGTTGCTCCGTGCCGGGTTGCCTTGTAGCCGGGCCTACCCTCATTCCGAAAAAACGCAAGGGCATGCGATTTGAGTGTCAGGCCACTGAACGTAATCCCGGACTTCAGCATGCCAAGCCGGTTTTCGGACTGAAGCATGATTTCCCCGTCATTGTCAGACTCCATTTTGATTTTGTAAGCCGCTTCCATTTCGGCCTTAGTTCGCATATCAATCACGCCATTGAACACTAAATATTCATTGCCAAAACGTAATGGTTGATTGTTCATCATGTCTTTGTAGTCGCCGCTTGTGCTGTAGCGGCAGTGACCTATAAGCCTAGTAGGTCTGTCTATCGTTGTAAGCAAAGATTTAAGGCCGTTTGATTTGTGTTCCATAAGCCGCCCATCCTGAACAGCGGCGTATCCATAAGCGTGCATCCCGCGAATCTTTGACTCAATAAAAACTCGCTTGAGTGTTTCTACAGCAATCGCAGTAGGGTTTTCGCTAATAAAACCTATGATGGCGCACATATTTGCCTCAAGTCTTTAAACACTTCATCTGTAGGTCGGTTGTTGTTCACTATGTGAAGCCTAAAAGGGTAAACTTTTTTCAATCCCGGTAATTTTTTAATGAAACTGTAGTGCGCTTTGAATTTGTCTAGGTTGTAAGAGGCCGCGCCACGCTTCAATGTTCTTTGTTTGACTGTTTCCGGAAGACTGTGCATCACAATTATTTCCAAGCTTGTTAGCCGGGATAAGCGCATCAATGTAGGTTCGGTTTGAAAGATACAGCCGTGTATGACCATATCGGTTTTGCTTGCTTTAACTAAGCTTACAAGTTCATTCACGCTACCAATAGCGTCTAAACCGGCTTTGCCGCCGATGTAGTTGTAATGAGGAAATTGTTTTTCAAGCAGATTTGCTTGGGTCGTTTTTCCGCATCCGTGATAGCCGACCAAATAAAAACATTTCACAGCTTGTCTTTTTCGGCCTTCAGGTAGGTGAGAAGCATATACCCGACATAACCGCCCTGTTCGCGCCAAAACTTGACCAGTTCTTGTGCTTCTTCATAGTGGTCAGGCTCAAACTCGATTTGAATAGCTTTACGAACACCTTTTGCCATGTCGTCAAGTTGGTCGTCAATTTCCTCATCGTCTAACACGGAGTAATCCACGCTTGCTGATTTGAGTTCAGACGGGTCAAACGCTAACAAATCAATGTTGAAACCGGCATCCCGGAGGTCTTGAATCTCTAGTTCAAGCATCTGCTCATCCCAACCACTGTTCAGCGCAATCTTGTTGTCAGCAATAACATAAGCACGTTTTTGAGCGTCTGTTAAGTGTGACAGGTCGATTGTAGGGACTTCACGCATACTCATTTTGAGTGCGGCCTGATAGCGCCCGTGACCGGCAATGATGCCGTTCTCACCATCGAGCAATATAGGGGATGTAAACCCGAATTCCTTGATGCTTGAGGCTATTTGACCAATTTGTAATTCGCTGTGTGTACGCGAATTTCTAGCATAAGGAATCAGGTCAGTTGTTTGTTTGTAAACAATCTTCAGTTTTGTCATATCTTGTCCTGTGGTTATTTTAGGAATCTTATTTTGTAAATAGTCGAATCAATCAGTTGTGCTATTTCATCAGTAATATTTTGCAATTCTGAATCTTCAGGAAAACCATCAGCAACGCGCAATGTTTCCACTTCTTTGCTTAAATATCTCATGTATTCCAAAGCTGATTTTGGCAACTCATAGTCTGTAGTAAATTTGGTCAACAAGCCGTATTTGCCTTGAAAAGCCTCTATGAAATCATCAACAAGGTCGCCAATTTCTGTGTAATATGTTTCAAGCGCCTTGTGTTCGGAATAGCTTGTAGTTGTCAGGTGCAAAATATGCCCGTTAGTGACGCTATGCAACAAACACATGGTGAATTGCATTACCGGGTCTTTAGGCTGAATTGCCTCTGCCCTTGCTGTGAATTTAACCATGTCGCCTCCCTTTGAAGTTACATTGTAAGCCTACGGATTGTTTCGTTCAAGACAGATAACTCATTTTTTTTCAACACATTCCAAATACTTCTGCGCCCGTGTATGCCGTTATGCGAACCTTGATGACAATCTTTACACAAAGGAATACACAGGTATTGCATATGTTGCTCAACGTGATGAGCGTCTGAAGGACCGGCTTCACCACATACCCCACAGGGCATTTCTTTGATTTTTGCTAGGTGTAGCCGTTCTGTAGACGTTAGTTTGTTGTTCATTCTATTTCGACAACTAAATTGCCGTTTGATCTAATGTAATCCCTTGTTTTCTTAACATAGCGTTCAAATTCTGACCGGCTAATGCTTCCTTGTTGTAAATCGGCGTATTCCAACAATTCCCTGATAGCTTTGATTCCTACACCATCAAACCCCATTTTCATGGTTGCTTGATAGCGCATAGCGGCTTTGTGTAGGGCATCTTGGGCTTTATCACACACAGGTAAAACTTCCGGCCCTACGCCGTTTTTAGCCATCATTTCTGACAAGTTAAGCACGTCTACAAGGGTACGCCAATCACTGACTGTACCTTTGCCCCTAGTGATAGCGTCTAATGCGGCGTATTCAGTGAAGCGCAGTTTGTCTAAGGTTTGTCTAGGCGTAATAGCCGCCCCAATGATTCCGTGTTGTATTGGGTCAATGAGCGCCCAAAACTTTCTTTTTGTGTATTTCCTCATTCATGCGACCTTACAAGCATCCTTTCAGTAGCTTGGCGGGTGCGCCATATCTCAATGTCAAGCCGTGCGGCCTCGATTTTCCATTTAAGGGTTTCTTCCTCCTCAATAGCACAAGCCAAACCCTCTAACAATTCCCTGTACTCAGGGTTGGCATAGGCTTCACGTTCCTGTGCGTTAGCGGCCTCGATACCCTTACGCAAAGCATCTTTCATCAGCAAAGCTTTTTTTGACTTCCGAAATTCGTCAAGGTATGTTCTGCGGCCTTTAGCACTCCCATAAGCCCCGGCATTGTCCCGGATGAATTGCGCCCGTTCTTCAACATCTTTCATTTTCTATCTCCAGTGCGTCTATTGCGTCATGAACGCTTGTTACCAAAAACACTACACCTTTCCAACTTGTATGCCAAACAATTTGGTCTGAGGTCAATTTGCGGTCAGATGGCGGTTTACGCCCGTCTTTTATTTCCATAAGGATATTTTTTCCACGATAGCCTACCAGTAGGTCAGGACAGCCTTGTCCGACAGCAGACAGTAATTGGACTGTAGCGCCAACAGCCCTCAGTGCTGACACGATTTGTGTTTGGTTTGCATCAATCCTTGCGGCGTATCGCATCATTTTCCTTTTGTATGTTCATTCTGCGTTTCAAATCGTCTGCAATCATTTGTCCCCTTTTTTTTGCTATTTCGCTGATAGTTATGTTCCACCATTCAATAGCCTCTCCACGACCTTCCTCAAGGTGTTTTTTCCTGTATCTTGAAATCCACTCGCGGGCTTCACAGTCCCTAAAATGTTCCATATCCATCAAGGTCGCCTGTCATTTCTAACGCTTTTGTAATAATTGACTCAGGGTAAGGTATACCCTCACGCACCCTGTCAAGGATTTTCATTGCCATTTCGTATGTCATGCTTTTCTCCGCAATTCAGCCATCTTTGCAAGTTCAGCTAATGTCGGTGGGCGTGTTGTTCTTTCATCAGCTTTAATTTTCTCTAAAGCCGGGTCAGGCTCATTTTTAGATGGCACTGTGAGCCTTACTATGTCAGCCGGGTTTAATTTGGGCGCTGTTGTGCTTCTCACCCAATTACGCCATGTAGCATCCCAATCAAGCTTGACCCCTTTTTGTCCCGGTTGAGCAATCCAATAGTCTTTGAATTTTTCAAAGGTTTTCAAAGGGTCTAATTCGGGCCTTTCGTCTTTGCAAAACCTGAACCAAAGTCCGGGCAAAGGCAAATCGGGTTGGAGGCGTGAGCCTCTGTTGACCTTAACTATTGGTTCTTGGTTCTTGGTTCTCGGTTCTTGGTTACTATTGCCCCCGCTAATGGGGAGGCTATCCGCACCCTTTGACCATCGCTTTGCCGCCCCACGTTTACCGGCCTCGATGAATCCTTGATACTTGGCAATCTCATCATCGCACCGGGAATGATGCCAACAACCATCGTCTTGCAAGGTAAAAAATTCTTGCAATATTGCGTCTATTAACGTCTCATGCTGTCCCATGCGAATTCGTCTTGCAACTTGTTTCCCATCATTAGGCAAAGGTTTTTCACTAGTGTAATAAAGGTCCAACAGTCGCCGGTATGCGATGTCCTCCTCAATGCTGAGATGCGCGGTGTCGGCAATGTAGTCGCCAACGTGAAACGGATAATGAAACATTTTTTCTCCAACTGTCCTCCACTGAAGAAACACCGGCAAGTGGGGAGGCTCACTTTTCAAACTGTTCATGACTTCAGTTCTAGCCGGGTTCGCCGTGATTATGCCGCCGGTCCGGGACACTGCAAAACTATATTTTTTTCTAACACGAAAATGCGAGGTGCAACGATTGCGATGACCCCGAACCGAATATCCATTTGCAACAATAAATTGCTTAAACGTGCGATTTTTGCTGTTCTTGCGCATCACCAGGGAATTCCCTGAATTCGAATTGTTTGACATTCCCCTACTTTTTAGTTAAGTATAAAAAATAGTTCTTGCCGAATTTTTTTTTGGCATCAGAATTCTTTTCATGCCTCTGTTTTGAGGTCTTTTAAAAGGAAACTGAAATGGCTAACTTCATTCAAATCGAACCTACAAAAACCTACGCAACTGTTGAGAATGCTCACAAAGCTGTAGAGAAAAAATATCCTACTGAAGGTTCAGTACTCCGCTACACCATCATGACACACACTGATGGTCGTTTTTTCCCCGTGTTCATCGGCATCAATGCTTTGCAACACGGCGTTCACTTCAATGGTTTCAACATCATTGCTTGAGGAGAACAAAATGACATTTCTTCACTATCGCCGCGAACCTTACAACGTAATGGTTGTTCAAGCTAAATTTCCTCTTGTCACAACAGGTGGCAAAAGCCTGTACGAATTGCGCGAAGATTTTTTTGATCTTTCAGTGAATTTGATTGACGTTCACAACAAGCCAATTCACATTGTTTCCCCTTACGACATTGCTTGTAGTGGTGGAGAGCCATACGCCAACTGGAAATAAGTGATGACTCATCTTGAAGCCCATGCAGTGGGCTTTGAGATGTGCCAACCGGTACATCTAATTTGCCCCTCGAGGGTCTTTACAAAGGAAACGACATGAAATCATATTGGGATAACACAGGCAAGTTCCAACAACAAGCCGACATTCTTCAGAAGCTGTTGCCTGACTCAGGCCCATGCCCTAACGTCACTCAGAACGAAGCACTTGATTTGTTTCGCCGCGCAGTGAACTGCTACTACGATTTGTACAACAACGGCTTGTGCAACAAAGCACAACAGTTTGCCGCTATTTTCCGCATCACCGGCGTACCCGCAGAGATTCGCTCACGCCGTGGCGTGTCAACAATGTTGTCTTTGGAAACAATGATAGCTATTGAGGAACGCATGGACCAAATCGTTACAAACGCTGTCATGGAACAGTTTTTGACAGACCATCGTGTTTTCGACATCTTGACAGGAGCAAAATAATGGGCCGCTACCTTTCCTCACTCAGCTTGTACTTAGGTCAACTGGTTGTTGTTTCTGATGCCAAAGATGCACAGGTTTACACCATCGGTCATTTTGATGACAGAACAACAGTATTTTTGTTGTGGCGTGAAGGCACACGCCTTTGCGGTTGCAATCATGATTCATTCATGCTGAAAAAACCGACTTTGCAACAGATTGAAAACAGCATTTTGACAGGCCCACTGGTTTCATCTAAGGAAATTACAACACGCTCATGACCTATCCTGAGGCTCATTATGTGAGCCTTGGGATGTGCCATCCGGCTCATCACAACTTTGCCCTCCGGGGTCTTTTATACAGGAAAATACAATGGCTCACTTAATCGAAAACAACGCAATCACTGGCAAGGCCGAAATTGCTTATGTAGGCGCAAAACCTTGGCATGGTCTTGGTCAGGATTTGTCCCCTAATGCTCCCATTGAGGTGTGGCGCAAAGAGGCCGGTCTTGCTTGGGATGCTGAAGTCACTCCCGTGCTGTTCAAGCCTAATGACTCTCTGACTTCAATGGTCGCTGTGACAGGCCGCAAGGTAATCTATCGCAATGACACTAACCAACCTTTGGGTGTTGTGACAGACCGCTATCGCATTCACCAACCCGGTGAAATCCTTGAATTTTTTAACACGCTTGTATCTTCAGCCGGTTTCACTCTTGAGACAGCCGGTTGTATCAGTGGTGGTAAGCGTATTTGGGCCTTGGCTAACGTCAACAAAGAGGCTTGCTTGATGAACGATGATGCTGTACGGGGTTATCTGTTGTTGTCTACAAGCTTCGATGGCTCAACAGCGACTATCGGTCAATTCACAAGTGTTCGTGTGGTTTGTAACAATACTTTATCTATGGCAGACCGCGAATCAGCCCCAAGCCGTGTATCAATCACCCATGGCGCACGTTTCGATGCAAGCATGATGCGCGACCGCCTTGGTTTGGTTGTTGGAGGCTTTGAGGGAATGATGGACAACTACCGCAAGTTGGCCCGCACTACTGTTGGTCATCAATATGTCAAGCAATTCTTGACAGAGTTGTTCCCACCAACACAACAGCAAGTTAAGGTCGAGGGATGGCCCTCAAAGCAGACTGTTATGGCTGATAGCCGTTCATACAAAAAAGTCTTGGAGTTGTTCGATGGTAAGGGCATGGGTTCAGACTTGAAAGCCGCTAGAGGCACACGTTGGGGCTTGTTAAACGCCGTGACGCAGTATGTAGACCATGAGCGAGGCCACAACGCCGACACTCGTATGACTAACGCATGGTTTGGTGATGGCAATCGTCTCAAGTCACAAGCAGAAGCTTTGTTGTTGGCTTAATCAATGGGGCTTGTGCCCCTCAAAGGAAAACAAATGAAATATATGACACAAAAAGAATTCGATTCTCTCAAGTGGAATGTTATTTGGTTCGCTGTGTATGCCGTAGGCATCGCAGTGGTTGTCCTCGACTTATTTGTGTGGAGGCCCTAATGAATCAATTTGAGATGACTTTGCCATCTACTGGTGATGACATCCTTGTTGAATACGAATACCTTGAAGCAGACCCATCCGTGGGTCAGCCTGAAGGTTTTGATTATTCACTCAGCAATGAGCAAGGTGAAATCACGTATTCCCTTACGGACAAAGACTATGAAACCATTACAGCCAAAATTGATGCCCATCACACCTTGCAACGTCAATCAGATGCTGATGAGGCCGCCATTGCGAGATGGGAAAGCAACAATGACTGAATTCATCACAACTAAGTCCGGGATTGTGATTGGTTCAGCTTACAAAACGCCCATAACAATGTCTGATGAAGATTTGTTTTGGCAAGCAATTCTGTTGGGGGTTGTATGACCTACGACTACAGAAGCATGGTTGAGGATTGCGAATCACTTGCAAGACGCAAATTAGACGGAATGCCCCGTGAGGACATTTTGGCCTATGAATGCGGTTTGTTGCGCGGCGTTGTTCAAACACTTTGCAAATTTTTAAACTCACACGAAAACATGATTGAAGCCCAAAAAGCAATCATTGAAACATTTACAGGAGTCAATAATGACAATAGAGATAGCACAAAACATTGATGATGATGCGTTGTTGTTCAGCGCCTTTGTTCGCGCACAACGTAAATTTAAAAAGGCCCTTAAAAAGGTAGAGAACACTCACCTCAAGAGCCGCTATGCGGACCTTGCAGAGTGTATTGATGCCGTGATAGACGGACTACACGATGAGGGATTTGGCCTGTCACAGTGGGCTGAGAGCAAAGACAATGGCGTGTTTGTCAGAACAGTTATTTTTCACGAATCAGGCGGGTTGTTGACGCTTGGTGAGTTGCACATGCCTGTGGCTGATTCGCGCCCTACAGCCTTTGGTAGCGCCTTGACGTATGCCCGCCGTTATTCGCTCATGTCGGCCTTTGGCCTCGCACCAGTAGATGATGACGGGATGTCGGCCTCTGTTACAACACAATACATGCTCCCGGAAAATGAATTGGCAGATCACTTGACAAACATCATGTCTGCGACAGACGGGGAAAGCTTGAAAAGGGCTTATTTCATGGCCTATGAAGCCGCCAACACTGACCTGATTTCTCAAAAGAAAATCATCGCCGCCAAAGACAAAAAGAAAAAACTGTTGGGGAGCAAATAATGGACCAAGGAACAGATGATTGGTTTGCCGCCCGTTTGGGCAAGGTGACAGCCTCGCGCATCGCAGACGTGGTCGCCAAGACCAAGACAGGGGTATCTGCAAGCCGGGGCAATTACATGGCTCAGTTGATTGTTGAGCGCATGACCGGGAAACCGACTGAGTCATACAGCAACAGTGCCATGCAGTGGGGTACGGACACAGAGCCGCTTGCCCGCGCCGCTTATGAGATGACAACAGACTCAATGGTTGATGAGGTAGGGTTTATTGAACACGAATCTTTGCCTATGTGTGGCGCATCTCCGGATGGCCTAGTGGGTGACAACGGCCTGATTGAAATCAAATGCCCTAACACCGCCACACACATCGAAACCCTTATTAACGGGACTATTGACAACAGGTACATGCTACAGATGCAGTGGCAGATGGCGTGTACTGACCGGGAGTGGTGCGACTTTGTGTCGTTTGACCCCCGTATGCCTGAGGCGCTACAACTGAAAATAATTCGTGTAAACATGAATGAAATGTTGATAGTGGAATTAGAAAATCAGGTGGAACAGTTCTTGAACGAAGTGCAAGAAAAAGTGGAATTTCTCAACAACCTAAAGGTCCTTTAATGGCAAAAACCCTAAAAATCGTAAAAGCTTCTGTTGGTACATACACCGATAAAGATGGCAAAGAAAAAAATCGCTACCGCACCATTGGTAGCGTTATTGAAACCCGCGCCGGTCAGATGCTAGTCCTTGACCTGATGCCTTTCAAGGATTGGGATGGTCGGGCATTCCTGAATGACCCTGAACCTGAGGGAGAACAAGAACCGCAGTACTGATGAGGCGGTGGGGTTTGTAGCCCCACCCCGCACTGGCATTACCAGTTTTAACACAAACTGGTCTTTGTTCTGAACCATAGACAATGCTTCATATTGGCTAAAAGCCGCAAAGGACATTACATGAAACCTATAGGACAACGCTACCTAGACCTGATTGAAGAAAATCGAGATCAGTTTTCAGATGATTTTGTAGAATGGTTGCCAAAAAACGCACACATTTGGCATTATTTTGCTGTTGAGACTTTCAAAATTATTGACATTGGTTTTAAGCATTATTCAGCTAGAACCATTCTTCATTTTTTGAGACACCACACAGCTATTGAGCAAAAGTCAACTGACGGGTTTAAACTCAACAACAACTATTCCCCTTACCTTGCTCGACTTTGGGCATTGAGTTATCCGGACCGAAGTTATATTTTTGAGTACCGAAAAACCCCAAAAGCTAAATCAGACAACCGGGATGATGAAGAATGAAATACATTTACGCAATTTTTGGATGGTGCGCCAGTATGATTTTTTTGGGAATCATTTTCCGCATCAATTTTGAGCTTTTTTCTTTTGGTTGGGGGTTGCTCTGACCCCAACCTCAATCGTTGCACTGCGCACGTTTTAAGTGCATCTAAACGGGGATTAGGCGAATGGCCTTGTCCCCGTTTTGTCGATAATCAAAGCCTGTTTACGGGGTGAACGGGCTTCCTCATTTGGAATGCTGATGTGTGTCCACCGGTCAAATTCCCGAATCACTTGGTCATAACCTAATCCCGACCCAAGAATGGCCCGCACTACTTGGTCAGGCGACATCCCCGGCACTCGAATATCTGCCGCGCAACCAACCCTGTGTTGTGATGTGTCTTTGCTTCCTACGGCATCATTCACTGCTTTAGACCTAAAAGCACTATTGACTATGATGGGCTGACCAAACAACAATGTTTTGAGTTCTTCAAGGAATTCTGCAAGCCTACGGAGATTTGCCAATTCAGCTTCATTAGGCGTGTTGTCTAATGTCCTGTGGTCCGTGTGAGTCAATTCTTCTAATGTGAAATGTTCTGTCAAGTTCATTTTTTCATCCTATCGGCAATTTTTTCCATTGTTCGCCCACCAAAGTAAAACGACATTACCAACATACCCCATTGGCCTAATAGTTCAACATAAGCGGCACGTGTTTCAAATTCAAATATTGAAGCTATCGCAAATCCTGAATAAGCTATCAACAGAAAAATAAGCGTCATTGGTCGAATGTTTTTAGACAACCAGGAATCGCTTGCCATGTCGGCCTCTACACGGCGTGTTACATTTTCTTGCTCAACCTCAAACAGTTTGGTTTCGTTAGCCATTTTAGCTAACTCACCATCTTGAACCATCTTTTGTAATTCAAGTTGTGCTTTTGCTTTCGCCTCCGGGTCGGGAATCAACTTGTCCACTAGCTTCGTGCCGATATTCAAAATCGCATCTAATCCCATCATTTTTGTCACCTTTAGGTTTGTCAGTCGTTTCGTTTTGATTTAGCTTGATACCACTCAGGAATCCAATCATGCCTCCGATAAGAGTAGAAAAAGCGGGTGAAATCATCTTGAAAATTTCTGCGTTGTCCACTTCCTTGGCCCACAGACCCAACATAAAGCTGACCACCATGCTTAACACGGAGAAACACAGGGTTAGTGTTACGCAAATCGTGACTGTGTAAACCAGTTTGTCTTTGGTGTTTTGCATAATATCTGTCAGGCCATGTCATACAAAAATTTGAAAACGTCTTCTGTTAGAAAACATTTCCAACTCAATGGTGTTTTGTCTTGCGCGTTTGTTGTACAACTCTACATCCAAAGCGTTTGTTGCTTCTTCAATTTTATTAGCTTTTACGCCTTGAGCATAGTCCTCTTGCACTTTTGCAACAGCCCTAGCAAACGCAACACGTTCAACCCCTTGGCGTTCAATGATGTAGGGATACCATTTGTCTAACATAATCATTTTGCAGACCTCGCGTTAGCTTGTTCATACAAATGAAGGATTTTTGCTCTAATTTCGGCGCTGTCAGCCGTACCCGCCCATCCCGCTAATCCATTCCAAATGATTACGAGTTGTTCAGCAGAACAGTTTGGACCTTGTAATGTTAGCCATCGTAAAAGCTGTAAATGTCGCTCAGATGGATTGTGTAGTGTGTGCGCTATGTTAACAAAATCTTGAACATTGCATCTGTTTTGTGCTGATACCATAACTGTCACCGCTAAGAGGGCGACAATCATCCATTTCATTACCTCAAGTGTATCAGCGACGAATAAATCACGCCCGCCATTCCTAGTAGCATTGCACCACAGGCTTTTATGAGAATGCTCTCTAGGCGCTTAATTCGCGCACAGAGCATCTCATACCTCAATGTACAAATTTCCTCATGCGCTTCTAATGGGCTTGGCATCTGTTACCTTGTCAAAGGTTTGTATGTCGGGCTTCATAAATTGCAGATTGTTTCGCAATCTTTGATCTTCAGGTTCTAATTCTATTGCTTTTGCCACAAGCGCAAATGCTTCGTCTTTTAAGCCTAGATGCCATGCGGATATGCTACCCAAATCCCAAGGTCGAGCGCCCCAAACATCGGGGTCCATTGTGTAAACTAATGCTTTATCTTTAATTTCTAAACACGATTTGGCGGCTGAATAACATTCAACCCACAAACTTCTGCGATAACAGAACATAGCCAATTCGCACCAAGGTTCTCGCGTGTTAGGCGCTTCAGCAATAGCCAACCTAAACCATTTGTGAGCCTCTATAGATTGCCCCAATTCTTCGTGACATTTAGCCAACAATCGCATGGCGTAACATCTTTCATTAGGCCATGTTGCTTCGGGCATTGCTAAGTATTTTGTCAACGCTGTTATAGCGTCATACCACCTAGCGTAAAAAGTCAATTCACGTGCGTGATAAAACGCATTGCGAGGACAGAAAGGGTCTTCTTTGATTGCTAAATCAAGCAGTGGCATGTATTGACCACGGGACTTGGTGTTGTCAGGGTGATGGCTGACTAACAGCATATCTGTGTGAGCGTAAATTTCCTGAGTACGCCCGTCAGGTCTTGGGTATTCGTGTACGGGGTGATGCCAGTGATACCCGGCGCGATGATGTATTTTTTCGTAATAGAAGCTTATGCCACAGCCCCAATCAAATTTGTAGCGCAAACGGGTTGTGTTGTCTTGCCAAACACGTTCAATTTCTTCGCGCCATCCCGGTTCAAGGACCTCATCAAGGTCAAGAGAGATACACACATCAAAATCTCCCGGGATGAGTGCTAGGGCAGTGTCACGGGCCTTATCAAACCTCCAAGGCTTGATGCAAATTTCGTGTACTAGTGCGCCGTTTTCTATTGCTAAACCAACTGTGTTATCGGTTGAGCCTGTGTCGGCTATCAGGATTAAATCAGCGTCTTTAGCTGATTCACAAAACCTGTGTACAAATTGTTCTTCGTTTTTACTAATGGCGTATACAGCAATTTTTAATTTTTTCATGTCTTGTTGTGTTGTGTAGTGTTATTTTGGCCTGTAAAGTTGTTTCAAAATTTCAGGTGCGTGTGGAACATTAGGGTTTAACGGGTCAACCAAAGTCCACGCATTCAATTCTACTAGCCAATCATTCAAAGCCGCAATAGCAGTTTCATTTGTTTCGGTTGTTAATTTGTTTTGTACAAATGTTAACAATTCTTGATACATTTCATTTGCGAAATTTGTTCTAATTTCAATTTCATTTGCGCGTTCTGTTTCATTCATTTCGCGCACAGTCCAAACGTCTTTAACAACGCCATCAATCCATTGATACTCAGGACCTTCAACAATTTGCAACGCTGTCACTGTTGGTCGTTCAATACGCACAAATTTTGCAAAATTAGATGGCAAATTTTCTGTATCAATATCAGGAAACGCTTGTCTAAAATTGTCACCCAAAATTGGATGCTCAAAAGGTTGTCCGTCAACAATCTTAATAAATAATTCCATTACAAGTTACCCGTGTTAGTTGATGGGAATGAGCGAGTACTGGCGGGCCAAATAATGCGGACTGCTCCAACACCACCATTTTGACCATCTGTGCCGCCGCCGCCACCATAAGCGCCTCCAAAACCGCCGTTACCATTTGCGCCGCCCGAACCGCCACCGCCGTTAACAGCGCCATTAGCACCTTGACCTAAAATTCCAACACCGCCCGCGCCGCCACTGAAGCCGCCCGCGCCGCCACCGCCCGCGCCGTTAGTTGGGTCAGCATAGTTACCGCCGCCAAGATAATTGAAGCCCGCGCCACCACTACCTGAATAGCCGCCCGCGCCGCCACCGCCGCCTTCAATGATTCCGGGCCATCCAAGACCACCTTGACCACCATCGCCACCGCCGCCTCCCGGCGCAAAAAAATCACCTCTAGTGCCGCCGTTGTTACCTCGTCTACCGCCACGACCTTCGCATGTTGACGAACTACCAACCCAACTAGCTTGAGCATCTGTGCCTGCTCCAACAACAACAGTATATGAAGACCCCGGAGTAACTGCAATGTTATTTCTCCAAGCTAGACCACCGCCGCCACCTGATCTTCCGTTGCCTCCGGCAGAATCACCAATACCGCCACCGCCTACACAAACAACGCTAACTGAAGTAACACCCGCCGGTGCTGTCCAACTAAATGTTCCGGCAGTTGTAAATGCGGCTTGACCCGGAGGCGCAGGGGTTGCCACAGAATTACTTGAACTGCTAGACGCAGAATTTCCCGCCGCATTAGTCGCAAAAACAGTAAATGTGTAAGATGTACTTGGCGCTAAACCGCTAACAACAATTGTTCCTGAACCGGCTTGTGAAAGAGTACCAGTAATTCCTGACGGCGAGGATACAGCCGTATAGCTTGTAATAGCAGAACCGCCATTGACTGCGGGCGCTGAAAATGGAACATTGACTGTTGTTGAGCTTGTTGCAGATACTGTACCAACAAGCGGAGCATTCGGTACAGTAAATGGAGTTGCAGAATTACTCGCTGAACTTGCAGGGCTTGTACCCGCAGAATTTGTTGCTGTAACAGTAAATGTGTAAGCTGTTCCGTTATTTAAACCGGAAACAGTAATTGTTCCTGAACCGGATTGAGATACAGAACCGGTAATCAAGCTAGGCAAAGATGTTGCTGTATAGCTTGTAATGGTTGCACCGCCGTTGCTTGATGGCGCTGTAAAAGTTATTTGAATCGTGCCTGAACCCGTGCGAGTTGCTGTGCCAATTACAGGGGCGCTTGGTGCGATTGCCGCGACTGCCGCAGTAGCATTTGAGTTTGCGCTAACGGCGGCAACAGAGTTTGTCGCTGTAACTACGCAACGAACATTTGTTCCCGCATCAGCATTTTGTAATACATATGAGGATGTAATTGCGCCGCTTATGTTAGAGGAATTGCGTTGCCATTGATAACTAAAAGTTGGGGCAGGTAATCCTGTCCATGTCCCTGTAGTTGAACTCAAAACTTGACCCACAGTTGCCGTGCCGCTAACGACAGGAGCAACTGTGTTCAAAGGGGCTGAACTATACGTTCCACCTACAAAAGCATTTGCAATTCCACTCATGTTACATTTCCTGTGACGACGCAAGTAGTGCCTGATACAAACAAAATATTAGCAACGCCAACAGGCGCTAAAGACATTGTGTTTTTGTCAACCGCAGTTCCGGAAATATACGCTGTTGTAATTGACATAGTAAGTGTAATTGCACTTGCTGTGTTATTTAAAATAACAACTACATCACCATTTGCAAAAGTTGCATCAGGAACAACAAGACTACCACCAGTATCAAGTTGGATAAATTCGCCAACATCGCCTGTTGTAAGCGTGTAACTGCTAGTTTTAGCCGCGCCGGACCTAGGAATATTTCTGTATCCAACAGCATTTGTGCCATCAGCAGTACAGCTATTTAAATTGCCTGAGGCGGGTGTTCCAAGAGCCGGTGTGACTAATGTTGGGCTTGTCGCTAAAACAACGACTGTGCCTGTTCCTGTTGTGGAATAAGACGTATCCCAAGCCGTGCCGCTTGAATTCGCAATACCGCTTGCGGGATATGTCGTAGGTCCTGTAGGTCCTGTCACGCCCTGAATGCCCTGTATACCCTGTACGCCCTGTGGTCCTGTAGGTCCGACTTCGCCCTGAATTCCCTGTGCGCCTGTTGGGCCTGTAGGTCCAACATTGCCTTGCGCTCCAGTAGGTCCAGTAGGACCAACTTCGCCCTGAATTCCTTGAGGCCCTGTAGGTCCGACAACGCCCTGAATTCCTTGATCTCCAGTAGCGCCTGTAGGACCAACTATGCCCTGAATTCCTTGTGCGCCAGTAGGTCCTGTTGGGCCGACATTTCCCTGAATTCCTTGTTCGCCTTGAATTCCCTGAGGTCCTGTTGGGCCAACAACGCCCTGTGAGCCTGTAGGTCCTGTTGCGCCAACCGCGCCTGTAGAACCCGTAGGACCAACCGCGCCTGTAGGGCCAACAACGCCTTGATCGCCCTGTATTCCCTGTGGTCCAGTTGGTCCAACATCGCCTTGTACGCCTTGAGCGCCAGTAGGCCCTGTTGGTCCGACATTTCCTTGAACGCCTGTTGGGCCGACATTGCCTTGATTTCCTTGAGCGCCTGTTGGTCCAGTAGGTCCGACAACAGTTGAATCAGCACCAGTTGCGCCTGTTGGACCAGTAGGTCCTACCGCGCCAAGAGATTGCAAAACAGCAATCAATGGATGATTGTTTGCAAAACCCGTTGTTCCCGTGCCACTAGATGTAGACAAAGTAACCGGGCAAGTTACTGATGTGTTAGCAACAATCGTTGGGTTAGCAGACAAAACCCATTTTTGATAATTGGTTGAATTGTTTGCATCTTGCAAAATAACGCTGTCGCCTGTTTTCAAGATTCCCAAGAACAAATCAACATCAATGTTGTTACTTGTCAAATGGCTAAAAACAAGTGCGGTTGCAGATGTTTGCGTTGCGTTATCCCAATACACATCACCCGCGGGCGGCGTACCTGATGTTTGCGTAGTATTTGCATCATATTGGTAGTATGAGGATGATTGACCATCAACACCCGCCGCACCTGTCGGGCCTGTTGGACCGGCAACAGTAGACGCAGAACCGGTCGGACCTGTTGGACCAGTAGGACCTTGAACTGTTGAATCTGCGCCTGTAGGGCCTGTAGGTCCGGCATTTCCTTGAATTCCTTGACTTCCGGTCGGGCCAACTTCGCCCTGTACGCCCTGTACGCCTTGAATTCCTTGCAAACCCTGTGGGCCTGTAGGACCGGCTACAGTAGAGGCCGCGCCAGTTGGGCCTGTAGAGCCTGTAGCGCCAACTGCGCCTGTGCTTCCTGTAGGACCGGCAACGCCTTGAATTCCTTGTTCGCCTTGTACGCCCTGTGCGCCGGTAGGGCCAACATTTCCTTGTTCGCCTTGTGTTCCTGTAGGTCCGGTCGCGCCAACATTACCTTGTATGCCTTGTGCGCCTGTAGGTCCAGTAGGACCGGCGACTGTGGAGGCCGCGCCTTGAGAGCCTGTAGGACCGGTAGCGCCCGCCACGCCTTGGCTTCCTGTAGGACCGGCGACTGTAGAAGCCGCGCCTGTAGGTCCTGTAGGGCCTAAATCGCCTTGAATTCCTTGAATTCCTTGTACGCCTTGACTTCCTGTAGGGCCGACATTACCGGCATTTCCCTGAATGCCTTGAGCGCCTGTAGGGCCGGTAGGTCCTACGACAGTCGAAGCCGCGCCTGTAGGACCGGTTGCTCCAGTATTGCCAACTGAGCCTGTAGCGCCTGTTGGGCCGGCAATCGTTGAAGCCGCACCAGTAGGACCGGTTGGACCAGTTGAACCTGTTGGGCCAACAATAGGACCGGCATTATTCCAAGCTGTTCCTGACCAAACATACAAATCGCCATCTGCTTGCACTATGTATGAATCACCAACAACATTACCAGTTGAAGGCAGATTGCCAACAGTTGCTACAGTGCCTTTGATTTGAACGCCTTGGCCCTGTGCGCCTGTTGGGCCGGTTGCGCCGGTTGGGCCAACCGCGCCTGTAGGTCCGTTAGCCGGTCCTGTAGGGCCTGTTGGGCCTTGAACGCCTCGGTCAACTTTCAGGACAATGTTGCTACCAGTTGTTACAGATACTGTGCTCATAATACGATTACTCCATCAGACCGGACCAAAAATAAGAGGAAAATGATTAAATCATCGGCGGGTGTTGAGCCTGTTGTCGGAAAACTGACCTTGACTCTACCGGAATAACCAACGCAGTCGGTTGCATTGATGTTCAGTTCGGGGTCAGTCGCCATTAGCGACCAAGCACCTGAGTCAATAACTAAAGTAAAACTGCCGTTAACAGCGTCAAAATTAGCTATTGTTAATGGAATAGCGGGTGGTGTAATGCGATAGTTCGCAATGTCAAAGGTTAAACCATTGCGTGTATCAATAATGTTTGTAAGTTGTCGCCGAACAATTTGTGCGCTAACAGTTACGCCTGTTAGGTTAATGTCAACGCCCTCAGGGGTTTGGAACGTAAGATTCCAAAAAGTGTTTTGATCCCAAACTAGCTCACCGGCTAAAATCGGGTTGTCAAATCCACTGACTTGTGCCAGTGTATTTTTATTAAAAATCGCCATGACAGTTCCCTGTACTCAGGTCGAACATCCGCGCACTCGCGGGCCATTGGTGTATTGTCTTTAGGATATTCTAACGTCTTATTCAGACCGGTGCAACAGGCCAAACAACATTTAATGGATACCCTGATTGTTGTGACATATCTCTAATTTCTTGACGATAAGTGGCCCAAGCCGTTTGTTGTTGTGTTGTTAGGGGATTGTTAGGAATTTGAGTCCAATCCGTGGCAGTTAAAATTTCTATGCGTTGTGCATCAACTGTTATAGAGGCTTGTTGCACATCAGGAATCCATTGTTTTGTTGCGTAGTCAAAAACCCAAAAACCTTGTGGCATTGTAGGCATATCAACTGGTAAATTGGTCGCAACGTCTTGATATTGCAAACTAATGTTAACAACACCATAGTAAACAAAACAATTTATTGGAATTTCAGATTCTGTTAACTCGCCTTCAGAAATGCCGGCAACAAGATATTTCCCATCGCTGTTGTAAATTGCGTAATGAATCATCTTTTGCTTCCTAAAACAATTAAGTTCAAATAACTTGCAGTCCAACTATTACCAAAATTGTTTGAAACGATTGCGCGAATGAAATAAGTACCATCACTAACAACAGTGTAATTTCCTGTAAACACAGCAGTCACTTTGTCGCCACCCGGCCCCATTGTTTGTACTAATTCTTGTCCGGGTTGGCCCGCAAACGTAGCAACCAAAACTGACGATGAATTGTAAATATTCAAAATGCAATTACAGTCACCCGCACCAAAAGCTGTTTTTAGTGCTGTAAAGAATACATTGAGAATTGTCCCGGCGGGAACAGTAAAGTTGGATGTGTCTAAATTGTAAGCGCCGCCAAAAACTTGACCTTGCCCACCGACTACACTAGCAATAGTTGTAACTGCGTTTGTATTGATGTTTATAGTACCAACAACATTACCATTAAGCGTCATTTGCGAACCATTGAACGCAATGTTTGTTGTACTGTTACCAAACGCAAAATTTCCAGTAGCGTAAAGTACGCCGCCTGAACCCGTCATGGTTGTACCGCTAATAGCCGCCGTGTTTGATTGCAAAGTACCGCTAACTGTCAAGCTTCCTGTGTTAGTAGAAACCGCAGACAAAGCGCCGACTTTTAATGCCGAAATATAGGGTGTTGACCATAAGGTATTTGTCCCGTTGTAGATTCCGTCTGCTTGATACAAAGAATTGTTGCTAGATGGGTCAGGGTCATTTGCGTACCATGTAACATTGAAAGCCGCGCCCCATACTGCGCTTGCTTGTGCGCCTGAAGGCCGGTTATCACCCGAAACAGTTACTGTGCCTGATACTGGTACAGGATTGTTTGCAATTCGGGCATACATGATTCGAGCAGAAGCGCCTGAACCGCCTGTTGGCCCTGTAACACCCGCACCGCCGGTTGGTCCAGTAGCGCCATTTGTTCCGGCATATCCTGACACGACAATGCTTGCCGTTGTCCAACTGAAAAACGTACTTGTTGCCGTTGCTACATCTGTCACAGTCGCTGTAGCCGTGTAAAGAATAAAACCCGCACTTGGTGCGGCAGTAATAGTTGTTGACCACCCGCTAGGCGCTGTGTATGAAGCCGTTGCCCATACATAGGTAGATGAACCTGAAATGCTAGGTGTAGACAATGCCCATTGATATACCGCAGGTCGAGCCACTTGCAATCCCGCTTGTCCGGTTGGCCCTGTTGTCCCCGTGCCTGTTGGGCCTGTCGTACCCGTTGCACCCGTTGGTCCAGTTACAGACGAACCTGTTGGCCCTGTTGGCCCTTGGCTTGCAACCGGTGTCCAAACAAATGATGCACTGATTGGACTTAAAACAGAATTGCTAACATCGTTGCCAACTTGATACGCAAAATAATATGTCCCGGTGTTTAGAGTCAAATTTGTGTATGTGTAATACGTGTTGTTTGTAACCGGCTCATTGTTTGCGGTTGTTGCGGTTGTCAATAATTGCCAATCACCGGCAGAGGGTGTTGCGCTTGTTGTAAAAAATAAATTGCCAAATGTAATTCGACCCGTTGTTGGAATAAAAACTGTAACGCTGAAATTTGGAATTGTTGCTGTTGGATAACCCGTCACTGTTGGTGCGGATAACGGACTGAAGTAGCTAACCGATGGCAACCCACTGTTAGGTACAGGGGTGAATGCCGTGATGTCTAAATCATCATAAACTTGTGCGTTGTATTCAGACAGTTCTAATTTTGCACCTAGCGACCCGTCAGGCAACGAAGCCTCATTCACTTTCATCACGCGGAAAAGCTTGGCATTCCAACCATAGTCCGTATTTGTGACGGAAACCACGTTTCCTGCATCGACTTGAATGCCGTAGTAGGTAGTGCTGAAGCTGACAATTAAATCCTCCCTCGCTTGCTCTAAGAGCCGATTTGCTAGGTATCCGGTTTGAACCGAATCATTGACCAAATCGTAAGTGATGGAATATTTGTTGACAGGCTCATTGGGGTAGAGCAACCCTGTCGGGGTTTTGATATTGACAAAGGCCGCTTGGTCTCTGTTTTCTTTGAACGGGAATCTTGCTTCAACTTGGTTGATTGAAGACGTAATGTCTGTAGCACTAACGCGAATCTCACCAATGATGTTGTTATCGTTGAATGCGTAAGACGCTGTTTCAGCTTTGTTGATAACGATTGACCATTGACCTAATGCGGCGTTGTAGGTCATCCATGAATCACTTGCCGACATGATGCGGTCAAGGTTAGACAGAACAGTTTGCCCGGCATCTAACACGCCATTGATTCTGTACCGGGATTGTGTAGACGGAACACCGCTTGAATTCTTGAATGTAATCAGTTGGTCACTGTATGAATTCAACGCTGTTGCGCTTGCTGTATCGACAAAAGATAAATCGACAGCACCACCATAAACAGTGCTTGTAATGTAGTCTTTCCACACGTCACCAGGTTTAGCCGCGCCAGTACTGTTCAAATAATGATTAACACTAAACGTGATTGGGGAAAGTTGAGTTGTGTCAGCATCCCGGTTGTAAACTAATTTGACAATAGCAAACGCCAAACCATTCATTTGGCGCACACCCGCTACCCACCTTTGACCAACAGCAATGTCTGAGCCGCCCATTACAACACTAGGTGCGTCAGCGCCATTAGCTGATACGATTGTTCCACCGGCTGTAGATGTGTACAGGCTGATGTATAAATTGCCGTTGATCTTGTTGTTTACATTTCCGGCTTCATCGGTCAATGTTAAAACTTTGGTTGAATCTGCGCCTGTGCCAAATGTAATCAGCCTGTCGCCGTAATACATTGTGCTTGTATTAAACGAAAATTGCCCATCAGGGCTGATACAGGAAATAGCCAAGACGTAGTACATCGTCTTTTGATCTTCTGTTAACACGGCATCAACAAACGTGCCGCCCATGTAGGCGCTACCATAAACAACCGGGATTGCGTTAACAGCACTAGGTGGGACTTGTTGCCTCACGCCCATGTCTTGCTGTGTTTCGGGATTGTCGCCAAACACTCGCGTAACAATCATTGACAAAGCAAAATTGACTGCGAATACAGTAGCGGCATAAGCAAATGTCCCCGCCGCCGCCGCGCCTAAAATTGCTGATGCTACAAGTGTTCCAACCATTTTTATTCCTTCACGAAGCTTGCGCCTACTGCTTTATATCCACGCCGTGTGTAATCAATAAAAGGCCCGTTGGCAGAGATTGATGTACTAACCAAATCAACATTGCCCAAATCCAACATTTTTTGAGCATGAGAATCAAACGCTTTCCATAGCCTTCCACCGATTGTTCCATTTCTATGTGCGGGTTCTACCCACCACAAAAGCTCATGTAATTCACGGACCTTTGGAGACCATATATTGTTTTGTTTTATAGCAACGATTGCACCACGCATATGATTGTCTATGTAGACAAACCCTTTACCCTGAATGATGCTGAACAACAATTCTTCTACATGACGAGGAAAATGGTTGCAAGGCTCACCAAGTATTTTTATTGGGTTTTCGTAAGCGTAAGCTTCAACAATTTCTAGCAATCTTGGTATGTCATATCTTGTAGCTTGTCTTATCATGGTGCGTCACCACCTCCACCGCCGCCGCTATCCATTGTTACAGTTGTTTCGCTTGCTTGTGTTTGCGTCATTGGTGGTGCGCCAAAATCAAAAAACGTGTTTGATATTTGAGCAACACGATTCATTGAGGTTTCGCTAGTGCCATACACAAACTGCCAAGCGTCTTGATTTGTTTTCATCCCGGACAATCTGTTTTCAAGAATGCGCCTCATAGACGAACACGCAATAGAACAAGTGGCAATACGTTGCCGCAATTCTGTATTGAAATCTTCTGTGATTGAAACGCTGTTAATGATGCCTTGATAGCGTTTAAAAAATTGTGTAGTTGGTGTAGTAATGATTTGGTTGTTCGTGTCAAAGAAACCACGCCAAACTTCTACCAACGAACCTTTGATTTCATTACCAAGGATGATTCCCACGTTGGTCGGATCAATCCCGGTCAACTGAATGGTCATGTCGTCAGATGTAGCTTTAATGTCCCTCTGAACATCACCTACATTGAGCAATGCGCCAAGGTTAGAAAACGTAATCCCGCCAACAGTAATAGGTGCGGCGGCATTACAAAATGTATAGACTGTGGCGGCTGTACCAACAGTAAGCTTTACAAATTCCGCATGATTGATCTGTGAGCCGCTAACGGCGTATATTGCTGTCATGTAATGTACTCCCTGAAAATGAATGGCGCATCCCATTGTACAAACGCGCCGCTTGTCATTGGGTTAAGAGTATATGTTGGACAGACCTGTGCTACGACATTGAACGTGACAGCAGACCCTAAAATCAATGACGTACCTGATGCGGGTGAGCCAATCAATGGCCTGTGAATCCCTACAGACGAACCGGCGCTGTCGGCTGTTACTTTGTACACATACCCGCCAACCTGAAGAAAATCACCGGCTTTAAATGTTCCATTAGAAGTCAGCGCCAAAGTTTGTGTGTTGGGCGTAGGTGTTCCATTCAATACCGATGATGTAGCCGTGCCTCGATTTGTAGTGAACCAAGACAACGTGTCACCGGCAAAACTGATTGACTCAGGCAGTTGTCGGTCTTTGTTGTCAATGGCCTGAATCACATCCCGGACTTGCGGGTAATACAAATATGAATGAGGCGTGATAGTAAATTCCCAAGGCACAGCAGTAAGGTATTGAGCCACAGTGATGTAGCCTGACCTAGCGACTTGTTGCCCAACCATACGGCGGTTGTTCACTGTCATAGACTGTTGTATGTTGAAAATGGTTTGAAAACTCATGCTCTACCTCTGCTTGTCGCTAGTGTTTTGTTTGCGTAGCTGTTAGCGGCCCATATAGCGTTTGAACTGCCAAGCAATCTTTCCTCAAACGATTTTGTATCAATAGCATTGATGTAATTGTTTGTTACATTGGTAGTGCTACCCATGCCGCCAAGGGCTTGATTTGGAATGATTGTCCCTGAACCTTTAGGCACAAACAACTCAGGCCCTCGCTCACCCACGATTGATGCCCGGCCTACTGGCGGGTCGCCTCCGTCAGCATACCCCGGCATTCCTAACACTACACCGGTTTGATTGAAGCCCCCGCCAAAACCGCCAAACAGGCTCATAAGGATTTTTGAAGCCGCCGCTTTCATCTGAATAGCAATAAGGTCCTGAATGATGCTTCTAGCTAAACTTTTGAATGAAAGCTTACCGGTTTTAACAAAACTGTCTAAGGCCGAATTCATGTTTGAAGTAAGCGCATTAAACGAATCAGCGCCTGTCTTAGCGGCATTAGTTGCGTTCTCAACATAGCTTGTCATAGCTTGGTTGTAGCCAAATTCGTAAGTGCGCTCATTCTGCAAATTAGCCATTTTCAAATCGTGTCTAGCTTGTTCAAACTCCATTTGCTTTTTGATGGCATCAATTTTGTCATTGTTAGCTTTGGCTTCTGCTGACAACATCGACTCATCCATGTCAATGTATTCGGGCAAAGATTTTAGTTGTAACTGTAGCTTGTCTAACGTGCGCTGTGTCTCAAGACTTTGTGTCAACATATTTTTAGCAAACTGTGACATAACGGCTGACCCGTCAGTAGCAAGTTTGTTTATTTCAAAAGCATTGTCAATCTCTCTCTCTTGTATTGACAGAATAACTTTAGCTTGCTCTAAACGGCGCTTTGTCTCATCCTCAGACACCTTCATAGCGCCCGCACGATAGCCTTCTTGGCGTGTTTGCTCTTGTGTTAGTTCTGTAATTTCGCGTTGGTATTGCAACTCCGCAATTTTTCGCCGCGTGTTGCTAACAATTTGTTTTTCTTGCTCTTTCAGCTTACCCAATTCAAGGCCAAGCAGTTCAGGACTGTTTTTATATTTGTCTTGCAACTCTGCCCGTCTTACATTCAACTGTTGAAGTGAATTGCTAGACTCAACACCGACATTGACAATGCTTTTAGAAAATGTATCCCACAGAGGAATAGCATTTAATGCTAACGTGTTTAGCGTTTTGATTCTCTCAGATTGCATTGCGATTTTGGCCGCAAACTCTTGTTTGGTCGCATCGTCTTTTGCTTTGTCTGCGCTATCGTTTTTGGATGAATCACCAACAACCACCGGGTAATTTTCCGACCCGTCAAGCATGTCGTTGTGACTGCGTTCTGAAGGTTTAGGTTTGTCAGTAGGTGAATCACTAGAGTATTGGTGATAAATGATGAAAGACGCACCCATGGCGGCCAACTTCAAAGCAAGCATCAAAGGTGAGCCGCTTGCCATAATGTTGAAAGCCATTCCCGCCGCAGTCGCCGCCCTCAATGCGGTAACAAACCCCATCATTGCCGCTGTAAAAGTTATGATGCGAGTGGCAACAAAATATGTAGCTAAACCCGCTAATGCACCGGTAAACTTTTCAACAGAGATTGTTCCATCAACAGCAAAACGGCCTGTCAGGTTGGCAAACGCAATCGTGAGGTTATTCATGGTTGCGGTCAGTTGATCTTTGACCTTGGCAAGCTGTTTTAGTCCCTCTCCATATTCTTCCCATTTGCCAAGGCCGCCTTGTAGGATTGCATCTAGTTCTTTTACATCTAAACCCAAGCCGCCCTTACCAAGCATTTTTCGCATTTCAGACACACGCTTAGTAACGTCTTCAATTTTGCTTAGTTCTGACACTACACGCTTAATGGCATCTTCAGGTTGCAGTGATTTAATTTCTTTGAATGTGATTCCTAATGCGCGGAATTGGTCAACTGTTTCTTGATTGCCCTCTCTAGCTTTTTCAATGTTTTCATACAGCTTTGAGATGACTTTAGCGGCGGCATCGCCTGATGAACCGGCTTTAGTCAAAGCATCACTAAATTGCAATGCAAACCCGGTGCTGACACCTAGACCCTCGGCAAGGTCTTGAATTTTGTCAGCAAAGGCCGTTGTTTGTGCAATCAGGGCTGTTATGCCAAGAGAACCGGCTAACAGACCGCCGCCCATCTGTTTCCAAAGGTTGTTCAGGTCTTTAACACCGCCGCCCAATTCATTAAAAGACTTTTGAAGGTCTTTGGCTTTTTGTTTAGCGTCTGTTGTAGCCTTATCCCACTCACCGGTGATGAGGCCAAGCTTTACGGATAGTGAACCAATAACTGCCATGATTACCTCTTTATGCCTTTAGAACGATCATAAGATGCAATGAACCTTATCAACTGTTCTGTCATTATTTTTTCCATGCCGCCGTAATTTTTACGCAATGCGGGCAATAGAAAAGGGTGTCCCGGACCAATTTGTGCGTTGCCAAATTCTTGAGATACTGGTACGGGTTTTTTGTTGCGGGTAACAGTTTGGAATCTGCCTCGCTTATTCAATATCAGGTCGTATCTTGTATCATCGCGTATTGTGCTTGCCGTAACACGGGCCATGTAGACTTCACCAGGAATATAGTTTTTACCCTCTTTGTCACGCCTCATTGGGCGGTGAACTCTCAGGTAAATGTTTTCAGCAAGTTGTCCGGTGTCTTTAGGTGCTTCGCGTTTGGCATCCTCTAACACGGGTGTCATGGCGGCTTTTAACATTTCTCGCCATACCTTGTCGGTTTTGCCTTTGCCTATTTCTTCAGAAATTTCTTTCATGACGGCAAATAATTCTTCAAACCCTTCAACCTTGAATGAAGCTTCAACCGACATTTTTGAACCTTTCTGTTTTAAAATCCGGTGCGTTAGTCATAAACATGAGCAACGCATGGTTGGTTTTGTCTTGTGATGTTGGTTCGGTATCAGGATTCTTATCGTATTCATTCACCCAAGGAAACAAGTCATCAGTCTTGAACACCGGTGAAGTCGGTTGTCTTATGTAATTAAAAACAGCCGTTGTTAAGGGTGCGATTGCGTGATATATCGCTTTGCCGCCTAACACGCCATCACCATACATAACGCAAATGTCGGTGAAGGTTTCTTCGTCTATTTCGTCAATAGATTCTACAGTATGACCATTAAATATCAAAGCGGCTTTCACTTGCCGCCGCATTGATGTTCTTAGTTTTTTTTTGCGTCTTTGTATGAGGGCCTGATAGCTTCGTCAATAGACTTAACAATGTCCCTAATGACTGCCTCAGGGAATTCATCTGCTATCTCTTGGAACGATTCTGTAACAGGCTCACCAGTTTCAGTTTGTAACAACCCAAAGAAAATCTCTACTTGTCTTTGCCAAAGGGCTGACAAGGTAGCTATGTGACGGACAGACGTGCCGCTAACAATCACATCATTTTCTGTGAAGCTCATTTTTTCGCCATCGGCATTTAGGGCTTCAAGGAAACCATCTTCTACAGAAGCCATTGTTGCTTTGAGTGGCCCTGCCATTTCCTCATACAGCTTTTCAACCAAGTCAGCATCAGGTGTAGATAGTTTTGCGGTGATTTCATCCATCTCCCGCTTAACAGGAACACGAACCTTTAGTTCACATTCCATGTCATTGATAGCGACTTTGATTGTTTTGATTCGCGCCGCCGCACGAATTGACTCATAAGATGAGCCTAATTTATTTGAAATTGTCATGTGTTACTTTGATTATCTTGTTGTATATGGATTGATTCAGCCTTACAGCGTAGTCAACAACCTCATCAGGCGTCATTTTGTCGGCATGAAATTGAGCAATTTGATGCGCCAAAGTAATGGCTGTTAGGCGCTGTTGGGTAAACCCGAACCAATCCTTGTGGGATTCGGAACGGGTTGCCAAATACGTTAACAAGTCTGAAGTGTCTTTTATTATCGCGCTCATGTTTTATTCTGTTGTTTGTGGTGCTGTCTTAACAGGCTCATACGGGTTGTATTTCGCCAAATATGTCAGCGCCACATAGTCTTCAGATGTAGGGTCAGCTTTAGCCAAAGCACTAGCGACCTCTTTAGCATCAACGGGTAAGCGTTGCGCAACAGTGTCTAATGAGCCATAGGTTTTAGCCAATGACTCAAGGGCTTGTTTAAGCGTGTTAGTCATGATTAGACGCTGTTAGACCAACCATACTGATTGCCACGGGGATGAATAGTGAATGTCACTTTGGCCTCTGCGCCGGGTGCATTGTCTACAGTCCACTGGCTAACACGACCATTAAACGCATAGTTAACAATGTTAGTGCCATCTGTTGCGCTGATGATGAACGTGCGGTCGATAGTGCCGTTGTAAGCATCGCCACGGAGCAACAACAAAACTGTGTCTGAAGGATTCCAAGCCGCAGTGATAGTCATGCTTGTAGGCGCTGACTGTGCGGGAATCTTGTCAGATTGACGCGAACCGGCTACAGAGAAAGATGCCACGGCATCATCCTGACCGAATGCGGGGATAGCTTCTACAGGAACAAGGTTGCCTGCTATAGCAAGGGCAGAAACAGTAGCGTAGGTAGATAACGCCGCTGTTGTCAAAGGTGTTGGTGTCGCTGATGGTTGCGCATACAGCGTTGCACTAAAACCGGGTAGGATTTTATTTGGGAGAGCCATTTTGATTTCCTTTTGAAAGTTTAAAAAAATCTTATGTTGGAATATCTAAGGTGCAATCTAAAAAGACTTGCCCCAACTTGTTTTCATTGTCATAACTGTTGTAAAGCCATTCCACGTCAGCCTTTGAGATATTGAACCCGCCGTCTAAGGGATTGCCAAACATACCGCTATAACCATGTAGGGATTGTAATATCTGATTTGAAATTGTGAAACCATCTTCTATCACTTGCGTGAAGACAGAAATGCGGATAACCGGGCGATCAATGCCTTTAACCGATTGAAACTTGCCTGTATAAACTGGTTGATGAACATTTTGAAGCATCCATGTTAAAAATTGAGGCTGTGTAGCGTAGTTGCGGTTGAATGTCGCATATACGGGAACAGGCGTGACAATGTTAGCCAGTTGGTACTGGATAGCTTTGCCGTAAACAACTGGATTTTGTTGTGTTGTCATACCGCTGTAGTTGGGTCATTTCTGACACAAGTTAAAATCACTTTCATCCTGTCATCGGTTTCGCGAATACTGTCAATGCGCCAATCAAAGTTTTTCCAGTTAATTGAATACAAGTTTTGATTGTCAACAACTTCTTTTGTGTTGGGCGTGTAATTCAAAGTGAAGTTAACAACATCAGAATAGACGCGATACTTGTCACTTATCCTGACATTGTTGTTAACAGAATGAACTCTTGCGCGTGTAGCAAACCACAAAGATATGGCTGTTGACTGCTCACCAAATGAACTTTCACCAAAGGTCAGTCGGTTTACAGTAATGTTCTCAAACCGCGCTATTGCCATGTCACATCACCAAAGGTTTATATGGGCGTAGAAGGGTTGCTACACCAAAAGGAATTTCTCTCAACATTCCTTCAGTTGTATTTGAACGATTGTTGTACAGGTGTGTAAGCAACAACAAACCGGCTTGTTTGATAACAGGGTAAGCCGAAAGTGGATTTGCTACAGTTGTGTAAGTAATCGTAATTGGGGCAGTCATGCTTGTGTTTATTTCTGTTGGCAGACTGTTAACAATCACTTTATTACCTGAGTTGTCATAGTAATAATTTACTTTTGCAAGGGTCGTAAACACCGGAGGAAAATCGTTATTCCAATAACCGACCGAATCAATTGAAACCGGTAATTGGTCCGGGTAAAAGTTTTGACTCACTTCCGGCATGTCTAAACACACCGGAGAGGCCGCGAGGGACTCTGTCCCATACCAAACCCTATACGTCACCGAAAAAATGCTTAAACCAAGGAAATCTTCGATTGCTTGCCGGGTGGCAATTTCGAGGCTTCGCAAATACCCGTCTTGACTTTCGTCATTGAACAAGTTTAGTTGCTGTGTGATTTCATCTAGCGTGAGCCAAGGTGTACTACTGTCCCGGTTGATTTGCTCAACTTTGACATAGTTGAAAGGGTTGCGGGTCTGCGCCCCAAATGGCGCACCCTGTAGGTATTCGGTGGCGCTCATTACACACTGACCAAACGAACACCGGCAAACGGGTCGCGCACTGTGCTGACCAGTCGTTTTTCAGCGAATAGGGTGATGAAACCGGGCTGTGTCTGTTCCATTGCTTGAATGGTCATTTCTTCCACATCAGCAATAGTCACAAATCTAGGCCAACAAGCTAAATAGATGCAGAAGTTACCCGCCGTGTTAAGAGATATGTTTGGATTTGCAACTACTGGGAAACCAAACACATTCATCACCGCGCCGCCATCGTCATCGCCTGTTTCAGCAAATTGCTTGAGTGCGCCTGTTGTAGCAACACCTAAATTACGCAGACTTTGAATTGTGCTTGGATGCATCATCCAAGCTACACCGGGACAAGTCCAATATTGGGCGGGCAGTGCATTAGACAAGTTAACAATGTCATCATACACAAGCGTAGATGCCGCCGCAGTCACAGTTTTGATAGTGTGAATACCATTTGTAATTGCTGTGCCGCTTGTACCATAAGCCGCACTTGAGGAATTACTGGAATACATGTTAAGGCCACGTAGACCATTTGTACCACCATTAACAGTTGTAGTAGAACCGGTTTGATCGTTATTCAAAACCATTGAAGCGCCTTCAATGTTTGCAAATTCAAGCATCAAATCTTCAACGATTGTTTCATTCAAATAATTCACGTCTGTCATGACTGCTGTACGAATAGGCAGTTGGGCTGAAATTACACGTGTTGGTAATTGCCAAATAGACGTATCGGTGTTTGGCGTACCGCTGTTAGGCGTGAACGTGTAACCAAATGGATTTGTTTGATTTGCCGCATTACCTGTCTTGGCAACAAACTGAACGCTTGAGCCTGAGGCGGGTACAACACGCGACATTTCACGAATTGGGTTTGCATAACGCAGTGCCGCAAAAGCGTTATCAAAGAACGTGCGACCACCTACACCATCACCTGAACCAGTAAGCGCAGAGGCTTCACGCAAATCGACTTTTACAGATGCGCCAGTTTGTATGGTTTCTTGAATCGCTGATAGGATTTTTTTGGTGACAGTCATGGTGATTCCTTTTAGAAAAAGGGCAGAGGCCGAAGCCCCTGCCAATGGCAACTACATGGAGATTATGTAGCTGTTCCTGTTGAGCGATAACGCACACCCGCATTAGGATCACGCACGCTCGTTGCCAAGCGTTTTTCCCCGAAAAAGGTTATAAAGCCGGGCAATGTTTGATCATATCTGCGCATAACCATGTTCAGGCGATCAATGATTGTGTGGAAACGTGACCAGTCAGCAAAGTACATTGGGTACAAGCTGTTAGTACCGGCTGAACCAGTTGTAGTTTGTGAAGGTGTATCAAGATACTTGTTCATTACCACATCGAAGCCCAACATTTGACCAATGATGCCATCAGGGTTCAATGATTCCATTGAATTGAAGATTGGGCGACCATTAGTGTCTTGCAGACCGCGAATTGCTTGAGCCAAAATTGGGTTGACCATGAACTTGGTAGCAGGTGTCCAATATTGTTGTGGCAAAGCATAGACTAAATTGATCACGTCTTTGTATTGGATAGCGTTAGCACCAACAGTGTTGACGTTAGATGTAAGTTGGTCATAAGTTGCCAAGCTGTGCAAACCGCTTGAAGAACCTGTACCACTAGAACCAAATGCGGCTGTTGAACTTGTACCACCGGCATAAGTGCTGTTAGCACCGCCGTACTGGTCTAAGCCTCGCAAACCATTGCTTCCACCATAGGGCAGTGAAGTAGCGCCTTGGTCATTATTTTGAACCATAGACAAAGCTTCTTGTTGGCTAAATTCGGCCAACATGTCATCAACGACATTGGCTTCTAAGCCATCAATGTCATCCAGTGCCGCTGTACGGATAGGAAACTGGACATTCAAGTCTTGCAACACAAGTTGCCAAATTGAAGTGTCTTCAGTTGTGGGGTTAGCGCCTGAGGAGGTATTGTTGTTAATACCATATCCCCACATTGCACCCGCATTGCCCGTTTTTACGCGAAACTGGTAGCTTGAGCCATCAGTTGCAACAGTGCGTGAAACACCGCGCAAAGGATTCATCAAACGCAAAGCAACAAATGTAGGGTCATAACCTGTACGACCACCTTTGCCATCACCACCGGCTGTCAAAGCAGAGGCTTCTGCCATGTAAGCGCCGTATTGGCTTTCGTCTTCAAACATCTTCAGTTCTTTTTCCACTCGGTTGTTAGCCTTGTAGAAATTAGACAGTTGTTCACGCACAGAACGATTTACATCTTGGCGAACAGTCTTGGCGGGTGCTTTGATGATTGTGGGCGCTTGTACAGAAGCAACTTTAGCTTCCAAAGCGGCAATCATTTCGCCCATTTCAGCTTTAACAGCTTCAACAGCGGCAGGGATTTTTGATTCAATGGCGGCGATACTTTCGGCTTGTTTAGCCTCAATAGCGTCTAATTTTTCAATGATGACTTGTGACATGATTAACCTTTCAGGCGTGTGTCAAGGATTTTTAGAAGTTCGCGGGCTTCAAGAGCCGCAAGAATTTCCGCTTCGGTGGTTGCCTCCGCATCAGAATCACTCTGCTGTGGCGCAGTTTCAGGCTGAATCGAGACAGCATCCCGCTGTTCAATCACTTGCTTGAATACAGATGCGGCGGCAACCGCATCCTTTCGGTTAAGTCCTGCATCCCGCAGAGCCGTTTCCAAAACTTTCAAATCAGCAGAGCCATCAACACGGAAATATTCCAACTTGTTGACGTTTGCTTCAGGGTTGTTTGGGTACATCACTACAGACACTTCGCGCAAGCCGCCTTTTGTGATTTGAAAATAACCTTCTTCATAATCTTCGCAAGGATTGCCTTCAGCATCAACCATGCAATATTCTTCAGCATAAGCGCCAACAGAAACGCCGCCAAACATTGTGGGGCTTTCTTGCATAATTTTATAAAGGTCTGAACCGGATGTTGTGTTTGTATAAATACGGCCTTCTGCCATCATACATTCATCGGTAAATTCAAATGATGTCCATTCGCCCACCGGGATTGCATCGGCGGCATGATTAACAAACATCGGCAAGGGTCTACCCTCTTTGGCGAATGTTTCGGCCCATTCCATGAAGCCTGATGGTTGATAATTGAAACGTCTACCATCAGCGCCTTCACGTGCGCCCCATGTAGTGACTGTAGCTTCAATTTTTCCGCTTGTAATGCCTTGCGCCTCGACTTTGAGTTGAGCTTCGCATACCATCATTAAGTTTTGTGTCATGGATTACCTCATCGACTTTTGTTCGGTCAATGTCGTTTATTGTCTTAGGTCGCCCACGCTTCGGCGAATTTCTTGCAGTGTAACTTTGCAACAATGCTACCATCTTTTTGAAATCATTGGGCATTTTATTTGCCAATGTTCATTTTCTTTGTTTGATTGCCACCACCGCCACCGGTACTTTGTGCGCTTGAACCCGGTATTGGTTCGGGTTTGCTAGTGTCTAACAACTCATCAGCGCCCTCTATGTTGGGCATTCCAAGGTATTCGCGGGCCTCATTTGGGGTCATTATTCCCGCGCCAACACCCGCCACAGCAAAATTCATTTGGCTTAATGGGTCGCCTTTGAGGAAATTTCGCGTGTCAAATTCAATACACAAATTAGGGTAGCCAACAAACAAATGTTGTTTAATTTTTTGTGCGATGCTGACTGTCATTGGGTACATAGACGATTTGTAGAATTCATCCATCATCGTCTGTGTATTGTTGTATTTTTGGTCCGCAATACCAATCATTGCCGGTGGCACACCAAACAAACCGCAAATTCGCTTCATAGTCTGTTCTTTGAGTTTAGCCGCATCGGTGTCTTGCAACGTCAGCATGTCCAATGGCGTGTATTTCATGCCTTGGTCCAAAAGCATACCCTGACCGGCTTTGCTTGGGTCTGACTGCTTGCTACCGACCATCGCGGACCACGCTTCCTTGAGCCTAGCGGCAATTTCTTTGTACTTGGCATCCGGGATTACATTCTCAGTCGTAAACATGCCGGAGGGCTTCGCGCCGTTTTGCATAATGTAGTTGGCGTACAAATCAATGTCTTGGTCAAGTGATACCAATTCAGCCGCCAAAATGCCTTTGTTCCAACCGGCAGAACCTTGCCATGGCATTTCTTTTATGTGCATGACTTGATGGGCCGAAAATGGCTCATCCCGGTTGAATCCGTAGGTCGGGGTAGACAACCGATAAGACGGGTAACGTGTTGGAGTTATAGTGACGGCAATTAAAGTGCTGTCGATGATATACATTTCTAATGGCGTTTCAACGCTAGATTTTTGATCTTTTCTCCACCAAAAAGTAAACGCCTCGCCTGACAATTCGTACCACAAAAGCCATTGATACCAAAACTCATAAGTGCTTTGAAAATTATTTGGCTGTGCCAGTAGGTTTGCTACTTGTTTGGCTTTGGCTTTGTCTCTTGGGCCAACAGAATCCGACTTAATGGCATCTACATAAGCGCCATCTTCTGTCTCACACATAACCCTAATAGGCAACTGACTCAAAGCCCTAGCTTTCGTTGCAATACAAGCAACGATTGTGCTGTTGCGTGTCAACAGCGACATATCGACCGGCCTACCGGCGTTGTTAGTAGCGCCAGTAGTTACATATAAAATTTGCGTGTTTACGTTCGGATTTTGATTGTTTCCTTGGTAAACAATGTTATTTCCTAACGCTGTTTGACCGAAAAGTGTATTACTTTCAACGGATTTTTTTTCGTTGCGTTTGAAAATATCAAAGATTGCCATAAGTCACCTCAAAAGGACCTGAACCCAAAACCACTAACCATCGCGTTGTCTAGTGAGCAGTGCATCGCAATAATTAGACTGATAATACCATCAACCTTTGCCGATTTGTCAGCTTCATTCTTACGAATTTTGATGTTTCCATTCACATCCTCATACAATTCGCAGTTTCCAAGTTGCCAACCAAGGAATGGGTTGCCATCGTGTTTTATCTGATACTGCATAATCAGTTTTTCTACGTGCTTAGACGGGTTGCTCAACACCGACATACCTTGCCCAACACGCTTCACTGGCATACCTGAATCGTTCAATCGTGCCACAAGACTTGATGCGTTGTAAGCATCATAGCCAACCTCTTTAATGTCGTAAATAGCGGCCTGTTGTAATATGTAGTCGCTAATCTCCCTGTCATCCATCACGTTACCCGGCGTAATGTGGAGAATCCCGGACTGACGAGCAACACGGAATATGTCCATGTAATGCTTCGGAATTAGGTTGTACCCGTCTTCCGGGAGGAAAAACTTGAACTCAGCTTCATAGTCATCGTCTGCAAATCGCTTCAAAGTACAAACAGCATTCAAATCCCTTGTAGCCGCTAAGTCGAACCCTATGAACACGGCTTCAGGTTCTCTTTTATCGGCTGTTAGGCACTTAGGGTCATCCCAAAATGACCTGTCAACCCAAGCTGAATTTGCGCTGACATAGATGTTTAGGGTTTTACACAGGAATTCATTTAGTGCCGCCGGTTTGTGTTTTGCTTCTTCTGCCCGGCCCGCAATAGCTTCTTCGAACACGCTGATGCCGTGCATCGGGTTTGCTTTAGCCCAAGTGGTCGGGTCGCGCCAATCATCCTGTGGGTCAAGGCTATACAACAAGCCAAACCACCGGGGATTGTCGGTGGCTTCACCTTTCAACATAGCTTCTAACAAAGACATATCTTCATAGAATTTTGTGTCTTTGGTAAAACTTGCCGTTGTAATGTAAATCCTGAGTGGATTCATACGGGCCACCATGCCGGAGTGAAGCACCTCGATAGCGTTGCGGTCTACAATCTGCGCGGCCTCATCCACGATTACACAACCAGGATTCATACCATCACCGCTTTTCTTTGTGTCGCGGCTCAAGGCTTTGAATACAGTCTGACTGTCTCCCGTCTTAGTGATTTGGTATCGGCTTGGGTTGTACAGTTGCGCTACATCACTAGGCATATTCTCAACAAAACCCTGTGCGGCATTAAAAACCAAGCTTGCTTGATCTCTGTTAGTCGCTAATGTATAAACTTCAGCGCCCGCCTCGCCCCATTGAAGTTCATACAAAGCCACAACCGCTGTTAGGGTAGATTTGCCGGCCTTGCGAGGAATGAAAACGATAACATCCGTCACCATACGCCTTGCGGGATTCTTTTTGCTTCTGAATCCGTATATGGCGCAAATAATCAGGATTTGAAATGGCTCAAGTATCAGGGGCTTACCCGCATCCGGACCTTTCGTGTGTACCAGTGTCGAGGCAAATTCAAGGAAATGCTCAACATACTTGATGTGGAATTCATACTCCCATTGCTTGTCCTCAAGCTGATTCAGAAATCTCTGACAGGCCAACTTGATGTTTCTACACACCGCAATTTCGCCTTTGACAACAGAAACCGCATACAAAATTCCATCTTCAAAAGTCATGGGCCGTTCAACAAGCGGGAATACTTGCCGCCTTCCTGTTTGTTAGTCGCCAAGCGGCCTCTTGGGGTCAAACCAAGTTCATTCATAAGCACGATTGCTCGTGACAAAGCTTTATCACCGGCTGTCAGGAACGGATTTGGGCCTACAGTCTGCCCGTTGTTGAACTGTGTAATGACCCCGCCTTTTTGAACACCCTTCCAACACTTCACATAAATGTCGATTTGTGTAGCAAGAGCCGCCAAAATGTGTTTGTCTTGGTCTGAGCCAATGCCGTAGGTATCCCACAGGAAATCCGCAGTCTCCGCGATGAACGTGTTTCTGTCCCAACTGTCCGGGTCATCAAGCCATGTAGCTTTCGGGATGCGTTGCCGGACCTTCTCAGGTAGTGGTACAGCGTTGTGAGCCGCCTTTGTCCCGTGGACCAAGTGCAACTCAGGTGGTAGTCGGTTTGTCATTTTTTTTGCCTTCCAAAGGGAATTCCCCGGTTTTTTTTGAGGGACTCCCCCCCCTCCCAACTCAATTTACGCACGTTTGTA